TTTTTTCGTTTTTCTATATATCTTTGAGCATAAAAAAGGGACTCCGAAGAGTCCCTTTTAAGAAATCCTATCTACAAGAGATTAGATGATTTGATAGTTGTCAAATCTTACTCTCATTGTGAAGTAGTAAAGGAATGGGAAGAAACCAGCATCCACTAAAGCGAATCTTGACTTAACAGCAATTTTAGGTGCCATTGTCATTTCAGCGATAGTTTGTACGCTTTCTGCCATCAAGTAAGGCATGAATACCAAACCTGGAGAGTTTCCGTCACCTTTTCTACCAACGCAAATTCTTGTATCTGTCCATGCCATGTTAGGATCTACGTAGATTGTTACACCTGCGAGAGCACCAACTGGATAAAGAGAACCACCTGCTTGGTTAATAGTATTAGCCAAAGGATAAGTGATGAATCCTGCGATATCTTGAAGAGCTGAAGCAACTTGTCCGTTAGTTACGGCGAAGTTAGCAGCACCTCTACGACCTCTGATAGCGATCAAGTTAGATGAAGCAAGGATCTTAGAAAGAATTCTTCTTTGAAGAGTACCTGCGTTATCACCTGAAGTAGGAACAGTAGAAGTAGTTGAAATACTTACTGCGTTACCTTCCCAGTCGTTACCAAGAGCCAATGAAGCTGTTGTTGAAGTAGAAGCAACATAAAGGTTCAAGTTAGTACCATCTAGGCCGTATACTTTTTCCGCGTTTGTAGCTCCAAGTTCGAACAATCTAGCCAAGATAAGCTTGTTGATAGATTGAGTTAATTCGTTAACCAATACAGCTTCTACTTGAGCTACTGCATCGATACCGAATTGCTTCAAATCTTGAACTTGCTCTCTAGTTACTGCTGCAGCAACTTGGTAAGTGAAAGCTTCAACTGACTTGTTGAATAATGAGAGACCCATTAAGTTGTCAGAAGTGTTCTCACCATTTTGTCTCAAATAAGGTTGGTTAGAAGTTACATTGTTCGCTGAACTACCGTAACCTGCAAGACCTTGACCAGAGAAACTTGTGATGTGATCTTCAAGAGCTTTAACAAGAAGAGCCGCGCCTGCAGTAAGATCTGCAATTTTGGTTCCAGCTGAAGCTGCTGTGTAGATATCTCCACCGTCAACTGCTGCTGCTAAAGTGATTGCACCAGCGGTACCGTTAGGTTGCTGTGCTGATGAAGCCCATGCGTTAACTTTGAAGATTGGCCATCCGTCAATACGAGAAAGACCGATAAAAGTCAATGCGTATTGAGTAGTTCCACCTGAATCTCTTAGGTAGTAAACAGTGTTACCTGCGAAAGAAGAAGCTGCGTAACCTGAAGTATAGGTAGTGTTTCCACCATCTATTCTTACCATTAAAGGAGTTTCTAAACTATCGAGACGACCACCTTGGTAGATGAAGTCTAAATAAGTAAGAACACCTAATGGACCGCTCATTGGAACAACTGGAACTAAGTCTAAACCTACAGTTTGAGCTGCAACTTGCATAGCAAGTGGAAGTAAACTGAAAGGCTTGTCACCAGAACCTGATGCTTGTGTAGGGAAACCAGTGTTCAAACCTGGATCACCAGGGAATGAAACCGCACCCATACCATAAAGGTTCATGTTAGGGTTAAGGTGAACTTGGTTGTAAACGTTCTCGTTTAATTGGTGGAAGTGGCAATACTTAGACATCCAAGAGAGCTTGCTCTTGTCGTTAATACCTGTTGCCTCTTCAATCACAGGAGCCCAGGTCTTTACGACTTCTGACTCGTTGATTAATTGATTGTGCATTTTTTATTATTTGTTTTTATGCTATTTCACGTTTTATCTTATTCCGCTCTTTGCTTCTCAGCAGTAAAGGACGTGATAGTTTAATTGTTACTATATATTATGTCTCGATTTGAGTTTTTTCAAACTATGACATTTTTACGTTTTTCATGAATTCCTTGCCAGCTTTGATAGCATCGTCTTTAGACTTATAGCCGCTTGAGCCCCATACGCCGGATCCTGTTGAGCCATCGCTGAAACGACCACCGTCGCCCATTGGATAGCTTGTATAAGAAGCACCTACTTCCCAATAGTTTTCATCGTACCCGCCGCCACTTCCAAAAATATATCCTGGCTTCATCCAAACTAAAAGAGTTCCAATTATGTCACCTTTATGTTTTAAGTTCAGACGACCGATTTCTTCAGATCTCAATGAATTTTCAATAGGACCACCTTTTTTAGTAGGATATACTGACTCATTTATTGTGGATTTGTCAGTTGTTTTGTTCATTTCAACTTCTTCTTTATTGAAGTCTTCAAATAATTTTACGTGCATTGTTTTTATTTTATTTAGCAAAAGTATTTACTTGTTTGGCTGCATCTTCGCCGACTTTTGCAATCTTTTTCTCAGCATCCATGATGATGTTGATGATCTCATCGTTGGCTTTTTGCACTACAGCTAACACTTTATTTTCTACTTCTTGGTCTGAGTTAATTTTAGCTTTAACACCAGGATCTAAAGCTTCAGTTCCTTGCGGAAAAATGGCTGGAATTTGATAATGGAGCTGATTGCGTGATGGCATGTATGCGAATAAATATTCGGCATTCTTAGGTAGGAATTCTTTTCTTTCGTTTAGTGAATCGGTAGAGAATTCTTCGAATTTTTTGATGTTCATTTTAGTATTTAATTTTCATTGCTTTAGAAATCTCAGTAAGATCTCTTTGTAGCTGTTTCATACCATATCTACCAGATCTGATAGCATTCCACATCTCTTCGAGTTTCTTCTTGTTCTTCTCAGCTACTGGAACGTACTTGCTACTATATCCAGATTTGTTCTTTTCTAAGAAATTTTGAAAGTGTTGTTCAAAATCACCGCTTAAGATTTTTCTTTCTAAATCAGCAGGACTGCTGGCTGCAAAGAAATTTTCTACTGTGCTGTGTTCTGGCGACCAGCTGCTTTCTCCAAGATCCCAACCTATTGCACCGGCTGCACCTACTGCTAACATTCGGTCTCCTACATATTGAATAAGAGAACCTAAATTATAGCCGTCTTTTTTTACAGGGAAATCTCTTCCGATTCTAGAACCAACTTTGATGTCTGAATTAGACCAAGGCTCCCAATGATCGTAAGGCTTTGTGTTTTCCCAAGCGCCATCGGATAATTGGCCTGATATTTCACATACAAAAAGGTTCTTTTGAGACAAAGTAGCAACGGTAAAGGTGCCCTTACCGTTGTAACCTTCTGCTTCGTTTAAGAAAGAACCAAAGTCTTTTATAAACATATTATTAGATATTTTTGAATCTTGCTATAAGAGATTCTCTAACGTCATTTACGACTTGTAGAGGTACTCCTGCTGGTGAATTTTCAACTACAGTAACTGGAGCTTCATTTTCATTGATCTTTTGGATCTCTACCTTTTTGCCTCTAAGATCTCTGGTTTGCCAGAAATTGTCTATTTGATATTGTGTTTCTAGAGAACCAAACATTTTAGCTTGTTTGCCGATTGAATCTTTTTGTGATTCATTTAGAGATTCGTACATTGATTTATACTTCTCAGGCATATTGGCTACATAATCTAATTTAGCCGGAGCTGCTGGTGTGAAGCAAGAGTTCCAAATTCTATTAGCATCTTGTACAGACATATATCTGTTGTTTGCAAAAGCTGTAGTAATCTGTGTTTGCGTACTTTCGTTAAGAGATTCAAATTCGTTTCTCTTAGTAGTGTCCAAAAATCTCATAAAGTGTTTTTCGTCTTTAACAGCTACTACGTCTTTTTTCGTTTTTACTGATTCAAGAAGAGCATCAATTTTTGAAGAAATTGATTCCGTTACAGGAATTTCTACTTGAGCTTCTTCAATCTTTTCTTCGATTTTAACATCAGCCTTTTTTTCATTGACTGTATTCATATTCTCAGCCAAATAATTTGCATATTTGCCAAGATTCTCAACATTCTCTTTAATGTATTCTGAATACTTGATCATGTTGCTTTGATTCTCAGCTAAATATTCACTATAGCTAATACCTTGATCTATTCTTTCAGCAAGATACTTAGAATATGCAATGCTGTTATTTTGGTTTTCAGCCAAATAATTAGAGAATTGAATCATTTTGTCTTGATTCTCAGCCAAATATTCTGAATAAGAAAGACCTTGATCTACTTTTTCAGCAACATATTTAGTGTACTCTACAATTTGATTGGTTTGTTCAGCTACATATTCAGAATATGAAATTCCTTTGCTTACATTTTCAGCCAGGTAGTTGCAATATTCTTTAATGCTATTTAAGCTCTCAACTGTGTAGTCGCTGTGTGAGATGTTCTTATCGAGATTCTCAGCTAGGTAATTAGTGTAGCCAAAAAGCTTGTTCATGTTTTCAGCTAAATGGTTAGTGTACTCGACAACTTTATCAAGTTTCTCTGAGGACTCTTGACCATTTTTCAAAGACTCGAACTGCTGTTTTACGTACTCTGAATACCTGTTAAAATCCTCGATCGAGACAAAATTTGGATTGCTCATCGTTTCTTGTGTATTTTTTGTATTTATTTGTTCCTGTGAATTATCTTCTGACACTTCATAGATAAAGAGATCTTCATCGTCATTAAAGCCAAAAGATTCATTTACTCTTCTTAATTCTGCGGCTGCAAAGCCAGGATCTGCTACTAGATCATAAGTAAAAAGTTTTTGAATTTTTACTTTACCATCATTTCCTACATTTCCTGCAGCTCTTGATGAAATATGAAGAGGAACACCTGCTTCAACAAGTGCCTTAGCTTGCTTGCCTTTATCAGTGTTCAATAATTTAATACGGCCTACTACTTGTTTCTTAGCAGGATCATATTCAAGTTCTTCAATTACGTGAGATACATTCTGTAAAGAAATATCGAATTTTGTAGGGTGATCGAGCTCGCCTAAAAGCTTGCCTTTTTTCACCTTCTCTTGAAGTTCTTTCAAATGAGGCAGGAATTCTTTTTCTTCGTAAATTCTTCCGTTTTTGTTTTTTATGTCGAACTGTGTAAATGTGCCTTCTAGTGTGATATAGTCATCATCACCCTTTTGCACTAAAGTTTCACCAGAACGTTCTAAAATGAGTAGTTTCTTGGACATTGTGTCTCTTAATTTGTATTTCTATATATCATATACTCCATTGGGAAATTTAGAGTTCTAACCCTGGGATGTCTTCATCACCACCTGCACCACCTTCTCCTTCGGCATCTATTCCTAGATCTCCATCGGTTTCCGCATTAGCTTTTTTAAATTTCTTAGGATCTTCACCGTCGATTATTTTTTCAGCATCACTTGGATCATATCCTTGCTTAACTAGATCGTCGATTTCTTTCATCTTCCTATTCTTTTTCATGTCTTCTTCAGTGAATCCGCCATATTTCTTAATTAAGAAATTTAAGCTAAAGAAAGGAACTTCATTCATGTCTTTGTCCTGTTCAGTTAAACTGCTTCTTACTTGAGATATAAAATCTATCCTTTTAGTTGCAAGTTCCATCTGTTTTAATTCTTCAAATACGTTATCTTTATTGTATTTGATTGTAAGATTTCCTTTGAAGTTAGTATCATCTTCAAGTTCAGGATAATCTAAACATATTTGAAGATACAAAGGCTTTACAAGAATTTCTTGGAAAATTGATCTTAATCTATTGATAAACTTAGCAAACTTAATCTCTTCTTTGTCCATACCTTCAGCTGCCATTTCGTATGTAGCTGGAGAATCTTTATCAAAACGACTAAAAGGAATTTTAGAAGCAAGTTTTAATTTATCAGAAAACCATTGTAAGGCTTCAGTATCTGATAACTGAGGGCCATCATTGGCTAGAGTATCAATTTCTGGTTGTTCACCGTCTTTAGATGGTAACCAATATTCCTTGTGGAACTGCATCATTGGTTTGCCATTGGTTTGAATCTCTCCAGATTGCATATCGAAATTCACCAATTCTCTATAGTTATTCATCAACTGTGCAAGAGATTGTTTTGCTCTTGTTTTTGATTTACCGCCTACAGGAATTACAAATTTCATTTTAAAACTTGCATTTGTAACAGCCCATATAATTCTAGAATGTTCCATAACCCTGAGCAAGTTAAAAGATCTGATTAATCTCTCAACATAAGATACTCTAGATGGAGAATTTACTGAAGAGTATGCAAGATAAATTATTTGCGAATCATAAAGAATTCTTTCCTTTGGGCCGCCTCCTTTATATTGAATCCAGATCTTTTTACCTGATTCTTTATCAACTGCTGGCATTAGAGATACAGGATCTAATTCTTTGAAACCGATAATATGTCTTTGTTCGTCATCATAAATGATTTCAAATGCAAGATAACCATCAACCAACCACTTGCGAAAATAATTCCATGCTGATTGGCCATCACTAAATCCAAAATACTCATAAATTTTATTGAATGAATCAATAAGACCGTCTTTTACTTCTTTGCTTACTGAAGTATTAATCATAGGATATGCAAAATAATTAGTTTCGTCATATACTAAGGCTTCGTCAGTTACAGTATCTAAAATATCTTCTATCTCATCCTGTACTGCAAAATTTCTTAATTGATCTCTTTTCTTTAGATAAGTCTTATCGAAATAAGAAATGTTTTTCTTATTGGAAACGTCTGTCATCGACAGAGAAGCAAAGAGATAGTACATATCATCAGAGTCATTTCCCATGGGATTAAACATTCCATAGCCTATCTGATTCTCGGTAAAACCTACGGCTCTCGAGTTCTTCAAAACCATATCGTCATAATTCATCCCTAGACGACTAAGACGTTTTAAGGCATCCGATACGGGATTACCTTTGGTCAGTGACCCTTTTCTGTCTGAAAATCCAGCCATATTTTATTTTTTTATGAGTATTTGATTCTCTTATTTCTTATATATTGTTGATAGCCTTCAGACACTAATGCTAAGTTCGTGCCTTTAAAGTATTTTGGTATTATACAGCTCGCCAGATGCCAATTTTCGTATGTTAATTCGTACGCTTTTTTTATTTGTGGCTTGCTATACATCCTTATAGCATAAGAAAAGAAAAAAGTTTTTTCTAGAGGGAAAAGATCGTTATATTTAAACTGCAAAGCTTTTTGTTTCTTTACGTTTAAACCGTTTTCGCTATTGAACTGTTGTAATAATTGTGGTTTAAATGCATCAAACCAAGCTTGTAAAAAATTAGGTTTTGCTATCTCAGGTATGAAATTGATATTGATGCCTATCATATAGCCTGGTTCGTAAATGTATTTTCTACTGAATTTACCTTGAAAGCCTGCCTCTAATCTATTTGAGTCTCTACCAGTTTCGCCTAAACAGATTACGATAGGTTTTTGATCAAAAGGTTCTTCTGGCCAAAGAGGGTTTGGATAATCAAACAAATACATTTTTCCTGGTACAAATTGATCAGTGTCCTTTAACTCTTTGACTGTTGAATTTTTAATACTTTCAACTTCTTCAACCCAGTTTAAAGCAACATTAGAAGCGTTAGACAAACTTTTAGCTTCTTTGACAAAAGCTTCTCTTCTCTTTTTAATTTTGAGATATTCAGCGGCTTTTGCAAGCTTTTGAGTTTCGTAAATGTGTATGAGTAGAGGGGTATTTGGCATTAGATCAATTTACTATTTTCTGTGATTATCATCACTTTCATTGCTCTATCAGCTGCAAATTTTTTGAGTGCATCGAGTTTACATAGATTAGTAACGTATGCATTATATGCGTATTTAAAAGAAGATACGGCTTTCTCGGTAAGTCTTTTTGGGGGTTCTGGTTTTTTAAGCTGAGCAGAAGGCTTTACTTCTACCAAATATCTCTCTTCAGTGTTTCCTCTTTTTACAATGATAAAATAATCTGGATAGTAATTGTGAAACTTTTTATCCAGTACATTGAAGTATTTGATCTCGGCAGGTTCAGAACTCCATTTGAGAACTGCATCATTAGTGTCGCAAAAAATAGCAAACTTTTTTTCCCATGAAGATCGGCAAATAATAGGAAGTTCTCCTACATATTTGCCGAGGTTCTTAGGTTCAAAGTAGCTTTGTTTAAAGCCTGATTTGTGGTTAGGCTTAATCTTTTTTATCTTACTCATTAGATGCTGTATATGCCTTCAGAGTCATCTCCGTGGCTGTCCATGCTAATGGTACCTTTGTACTTTTTAGGGTGAATTTGGTTCCAGCCTTTAGCGAATCCTCTTTTTGCTATTTCTGTAAAATATGCAAAAGCATTCGATCCTTTTTCCGGGTTGAAGCTTCTCCAATACTTTAGAAGATCTAAATAGGCTGACGAAATGCAGTCTTTTCTATCTTCTGGATTTTTGTAAACAAGCCTCTGAGAGGCTTTGTTTGCAATTTTTATCATCATTTCCTGTGCTCTAGTAGTCAGGGCGTCTTGTTTCTTCGAAATTACTATTTCGTCGTAAAATTCTTTCGGTTTTACGTAATAGGGTTTTTCTACTTTCGGTTTCATTAAATCTGTGCTTTAAGGTGTTTTCTCAATGTCATTCCAGTGTCGCCATCTAATGTTCTATATGCTATTTCTTGCGAATCTGCAGTCTTAGCATATTCATCAGCGTTGACTATTATTTTATCACCAACGTTCAGTTTTGTATCATTCTGCGCAACCACAACGTAAGCTTCTGAAGATTTTAACGCCTCAGTTATCTTTTTTTTTCCGCCAATTCAGAAATTTGATGATACACAGCCTGAAGTTCTTTTTCCTGGCTTTCTATTTCGCTACTTACTAAAGAAAAAGCCTCCTTAAGTTCTGCAACTTCTGGATGCATAGCCATTGCAGCTATAACTTCTTTTTTCTTATCTTCATAAGTTTTAATATTCTCTTGAAGAGAATTTTTCTTCGTTTGAAGATCGAAAGCGTGTTTTTCTTCGTTAGTTAACATTTCCTGTACTAGTGGAGAAATATCAAAGTTAACAAATTCATTTACCAATTCTTGTGCAACTTTGGCACTTTTTACTTGGATCATTTCATTGCAACTCATAGCTGAATTGATTCTGTTAACGAAAATACTTTCGTTTAT